TTAGTAAGGCTTCTGCCCTCGGGCGATGAACCGGTCGTAACTATCCTCCACCGGCTCCTCGTCCTCATCCCGCCGCCGCCAGCGCTTCTCGGCCTCCGGCATCACCAGCAAGGTCAGCGTGTAGCCGTAGTTGCCGGCCACCTTGGTCATCTCCGTGATCGGCATCTCGGCCGGTTCGCGCGCAAACCAGACCTGTGCCCGGGTATCGTGCGACTGCGCTCTGCCAGTGCAATTGCGGCTGTGCGCCAGTGCCGCCGCTGGCAACTCGATGGTGTTCTTGCGCGTCGCAAAGAATACGCCGGACTTGAACGCTGCCTCGTTCGATGACGCCCACAGCATATGGTCATCGCGGCTGGCCACCAGCACGGCGCGCTTTAGTGCAATTTCCAGCCAGCGTATCGCGGCTGCCGTGAGCGACACCCCATACCGGTCGGCGCAATGCCCCAGCAGGTCAAAGCTCACCGCCTCGCCATCCACCTGGCGCCGGAAATCGTCCAGCGGCATCAGCAAGGCGGTGGCGAAATCGTCGGCTTCCTTCTCGATGTCCCGGCTGCCTTTGCCCTCGCCACTGGTCTCGATGTCGCCAGCACCACAGGCAAACTCCTCCTGCTGGTGCCGATGCAGCAGATAGTGGCCGAACTCGTGGGCCACGGTGAAGCGCTTGCGGCCCTCAGAACTCACGGCGCTGTTGTAGAGGATCAACCACTTGTCGCGCGCCTTGTTGGCTGCGAGCATTCCGTCGAACCCGTCCAGGTCTTCGCCCTTGACCTTGGCAATCGGCGCATCGCTAAATTTCTGCTGGGTGTACTCCAGCGCAACGTCTTCGACCGGCACCGGGAAGCGATCCGTGCCAAAAACCTGGTTGAGCAGTTTCGAGATGACGTTGGCCTCGGCCTTGGGGCGCTTCTGGTCGGTCATTCGTCGTCGTCCCAGGCGTCCAGTATCTTGCGAATCTGCTTCTTGGTGCTCTCCGGCAGCGTCTTGTACTTGCGGAAGAACGCCTCATCGACCACCTCGGCATCCGGGGAGCCGGTGGTGTGGCTGAGCAGGAACTCGGTGGTCACATCCAGCACGGCGGCGAGTTTGCTGACCTTGTCAGCCGAAGGGTTGGGCGCATCCTTGTTCTCCAGCTCCCAGATGTAGCTCTTGCTGGAGTCAGTGAGCTCGGCCAGTTGCTCGAGGCTCAGTTTCTTTTGCTGGCGCAATGCGCGCAGCTTGTCACCAAAGGGTGAGGGCACGGTACATCTCCTGTTATCGCTATGCACAACGCCGCTAAATATACCATTGCACCGAACAAGTACGCACCTGCTTGACAAACCCATCAGGCACCAGAAATAATCTGCTTAAGTTCGGCATGACGAACGATGATGGTCGGCAGGGTGTGGTGAGCACTGACGACTTAACCCCGTCGGCCAGCGTGCGCCACTTCGAAGGCAGATGCGCAGCAGCCAAGATTTCAAGGAGAACCGCACCCCATGGCAGCCCTGAATTATCGAGATCTTGTTCGTCAAATCCCGCCGCGCAGCTGGGAGTTCTACTTCAACGCACGCGGCATCGCGCTGCAGGAGGACGCCGACTGGGCGCAACCGGCAGAGATCTTGCACAAGCCTATCCTGCAAGCGCTGGAGTCGCTCACCGATGGTCTGCAACACACCGTCTATGGCGAACTGCTGCGCATCAAGGCCATGGCGCACCCGCGTGGCATCCAGGCCCTGTGCAACACCGTGCCGCTGGGCGAAGCGATGCTCGACGACTTTGAGCACCACGCCAGCGATGCCGAACGGGCCTTGTGGGCGCTGGCCAACTGGCCCAGCCGGTTCAAAGATGCAGAATCCTTCGTGCGTGCCAATGCCCAGGTGGGCAAACGATCCTGGCGGCGGCTGCATGTGCCGCCCGAGCCGATGTTGCACTGTGCACACGGTGACATCGATGCCCTGCGCAAGACCCTGGCAGAGGCCTTCACCCCACGCAAAGGCCGGCCGCGCGCCTGCGAGATTGATGTGTTGACCCGCCATCTGGATGGTGGCGTGCAACTGGACATTCGCATCGAAGACAACCTGCAGCGCAGCCTGGAGTTTGGCCCGGACGACTGCACCGTCTGGCGCGACGTGCGTCCACCGCTGTCGATGACCGCCATTGTGTATCCGGCCAGCGGCGTGATCGACCTGCTCATGACTGGCGGCGACAAAGCCCGCAAAAAGGTACTGGGCCCACTGGGCACCCATGTGTTCCATAGCGCAATCGAACCCGTGGCGGTGCCGCAGGCGCTGTTCCTGCTCAACCGCCTGCGCCAGGGCGTGTGGCCCGACGAGCACAGCGGACTGGATCTGCGCGACCATGGCGTGGTCAAGGCGCGGCTGTCGCAATGCCGGGTGCGTTCAAAGTGCACGCCGGCCTGCGACTTCACCATCAAACCGCCCGCAGACAAAGACAGCCCCGATGCGCTCGCCTGCGTGCGCGCGCACAAGACAGATGTGCTGATGGGCCAGGGGTTCGACATCATGGATGCGGTGGTCAGCCTCTACTTCGAGCCCGTGGGCGATGCCAAGAAGCACCGGGCGCTGCACATCGGCGTCAAACCCACCGGTATTGCCAACCTGCGCGACATGGAAGAGGTCGATGCCAAACTGGCCGAAGCCCTGATGCGCGCGCTGGGCGTGATGCAAGATCCGCCAGTGCGGGCAGCTGCGGACGAACCACTGCCGGACAGCGAGGTCATCTGAGTTGGGGCCGCTCAACGCCCCTGCGCTGATAGAGCTGTGTGCCCTGCTGGAAACCCCCGGCCAGCGCTTGCTGCCGGACGCCATCTGGCTCGGTGGCCAGGCACCGCTGTATCGGCATCTGCGCGACTGCGAGGCCTTGGGGTTGTCTGGCGAGGTGGCGTCCGAGGTGTTGTGCCCGGATTGCCTGGGCCAGTCGCTCTCGCCGCAAGCCGTGCCGGGTGTGCCAGGCCGCTACCAGGCGCTGTGCTTCGAGTGCGGTGCGATGGATCTGCCCAAGGAGCGGGTCCGGCTGTGGCAAGCCGAACCAGGCAAGGTAGCCGACTGGCTCGGTGGCGCATTGGGATTGAAGGTGCGTCACCAGGTCACCGCCGTCATCCCTGGGGTGCTCTGGCATCTGGGTGAGCGCGAGATCCGTCGGCAGCGGCGCAGTTTCTTCTTTGGCTGCCAGATCGATACCCATGCAGCAGTGGTGAACGCCAAGATGGGTGAACTGGCCGCACCGAGTGCTGAGGCGCTGATCACCACCACGGATCTGGCCGCACTGAAACACGCACCGCTGGCCAGCCGCTTGCTGATCCCGCTGCGCGCCGTGGCCCAACTGCGCAAGGGCCATCTGACGCTGGAGCCGCTCGACGGGTATTTCGATGGCCTGGCGCCACCCGTGACCAGCGATGAAACGTCGCTGCGGCTGCTGCACACCCGGCGCGTCGTGCTGATCGGCGGTGCGGAGTACAAGCTCTCGCCGCAGGTGTATGGCTTTCTCAAGGTGCTGGAGGACGCCGATGGTGACGAGGTGCACAAGCGCGAACTCGCGCGTGCCTTGGATATCGCAGAGACCTTCCGCTATGCCGACATCAAAAAGCGCCACAAGGTGGTGTTCGACACCTTCGTGCAATCCGACGACAAGGGCCACTTCTGGCTGCGCCCGGAGTTTCTGATTCTGGAAAGGGGGTGAGCCAACGCCAAGAGAGCCGATTGCCGATTGCCCCCTTCTGTTTATTGACCCCAAACTTTGAAAAGGACCACACCATGGCCGGAAAGAACCAACACGTAGTACCCCGCGATGATGCCTGGGCTGTGCGCGGCGCAGGCAATAGCCGAGACACCTCCCATCACCGCACGCAGGCCGAGGCCGAGCGCGCCGCACGCGAGATTGCCATCAATCAGAAAAGCGAAGTCTTGATCCATGGTGAGGATGGGCGCATCCGTGAGCGCAACAGCTACGGCAACGACCCTTACCCACCCAAAGGCTGATCGCTAACAGCGCTATCCCACGAGCCCGGACTGACCCTCCGGGCTTTTTTTCGTCTGGTGGGCCGGCAGAGCGCGATTTACCGATTTTGCCCACCCCTTGCGTCCACTTTGCCCACCGGTTTGCCCACCCCCCGGTTGGGACGATGCCCCCACGTTTTTGCACAACACGAAAGGAGCTAAACGTGAGCATCAAGCACTTGAATCAACGCCAACTGGCCGAGCGCTGGGGCGTGAGCGAAGCCAGTCTGGAGCGCTGGCGCACCGAGGGCATTGGCCCGATTTTCCTGAAACTTCAAGGCCGCATCGCCTACCGCCTGGAGGACGTCGAGGCCTTCGAGGCCCAGAACCTGCACAAGAGCACATCCGAGCGCGTCAGCGCAGGAGGTGTGGCATGAGCGCGCGCCTGAACGCCGGGGTCAACATCCATCTGCCCACCCCTTTGCCCACCCCCCTGGCGGTCGCGCTGGAGACCTCCGGCGTCCATCTACCGATCCCGTTCCTCGATCTCTCCGCACAGGTCATCCGTGACCTGCCGCTGGACAACGTCAGCGCCCTGCAGCGCTTCATCAGCGACGCCAAGTCCGAACTGGCCACCCTGGCCGCCATGGTGCAGACCGGCCTGGAGATGCGCTACGCCGATGAGGCCAAAGCGCAACTGCTGGCCACCGGGCGTGACACCGGCACCGTGCATCTGAAGGACGCCGGCTATGACATCACCGTTGAGATCGGCAAGGACGTGAAGTGGGAGTCCAAGGGCCTGACAGAGCTGGTGGCCAAGATCGAAGCCACCGGCGGCGATCCGCGCGAATACGTCGAGATCAAGTACAGCGTCAGTGAGGCCAAGTTCAAGGCCTGGCCGCAGACCCTGCGCGCGCCGTTCGAAGCCCTGCGCACCGTCACGCCCAAGGCGCCGAAGTTCGTGCTGCGCCGGATGGACGCGAATGGGGAGGGCAAGTGATGGCACTCCCGATCATCAGCGCTGACCAGCGCCTTGCCGAAAAACGCTGCGCCAAGGTTGCCCTCGTCGGCGTGCCCGGTGCCGGTAAAACCTCTCAGATCCGCACGCTCGATGCCGAGCGCACCTTGCTGGTGGACACCGAAGCCGGCGATCTGTCCATCCTCGACTGGGCGGGAGACACCCTGCGCCCGCGCACCTGGCCGGAGTTCAAGGACCTGGTGGTGTTCCTCGCCGGGCCAAGCCCGAGTGCCTCACCCGAGCAGGCGTTCTCGCAGGCCCACTTCGACCACGTCTGCCAGAAGTACGGCGATCCGGCGCAACTGGCCAAGTACGACACCTACTTCGTCGATTCCTTAACCGTGCTCTCGCGGATGTGCCTGGCCTGGTGCAAGACCCAGCCGGCAGCCTTCTCCGAGAAGACCGGCAAACCCGACACCCGAGGCGCTTACGGCTTGCTCGGCACCGAGATGATCGGCGCGCTCACGCACCTGCAGCACGTCCGGGACAAGCACGTCGTCTACGTCTGCATCCTGGAAGAGAAGCTGGACGACTTCAACCGCCGCATCTACCAGCTGCAGCTCGAAGGCGCCAAGACCTCGGCCGAATTGCCGGGCGTGCTCGATGAAGTCATCACGCTGGCCATCCTGAAAGCCGATGACGGCACCCCGTACCGCGCTTTCGTGACCGGTGCAGACAACACCTGGGGCTTCCCGAGCAAGGACCGCAGCGGCCGGCTCGACCCCATCGAAGAACCCCACCTCGGAAAGCTCATCGCCAAGTGCCTCGGCCGCACTGCCGCTGCTGCGCACGCCACCGCTTTTCCGACCGCCACCCCCGAATTCCACGCATCCCAGGAGTAAGCCGCCATGTCCTATTTCGATTTCAACGACGCTGATCAGCAGCAGTCTTTTGACCTCATCCCGCGCAACACGGCGGCCAAGCTGCGCCTGACCATCAAGCCTGGCGGCTTCGATGACCCCAGCCAAGGCTGGACCGGTGGCTGGGCCACCCAGTCCTTTGAGACCGGCGCGGTGTATCTCGCTTGCGAGGGCGTGGTGATGGAGGGGCCGTTCGCCAAACGCAAGGTCTGGTGGAACATCGGCCTGCACAGCTCCAAGGGACCGACCTGGGGAAACATGGGGCGTACTTTCGTCCGCGCGGCGCTCAATTCGGCGCGCAACGTCCACCCCGCTGACAACAGCCCCCAGGCGCAGGCGGCCCGCCGCATTGCCGGCTTCGGTGATCTGGATGGCCTGGAGTTCGCCGCGCGCATCGACATCGAGAAGGATGGCCGGGGCGAGGACAAGAACACCATCAAGTCGGTGATCGAGCCCGATCACAAGGACTACGCAGCCATCATGGGCGTGGCACCCAAGGGCAATGCGGGTGGCGGCCAGTCCGGCGCACCGGCAGCCGTTGCTGCACCGGGCTACACGCCGGCAGCGCCCGCTGCGCGTCCTGCGTCCTCGAGCGTCCCCGGCGGCAAGCCCGCCTGGGCACAGTAAGGGGAGGCCATCGCCATGATGCTTCGTCCCCGACAAACCCAACTGGTCGAGCGCACGCTGGCGGCGCTCGGTCAGCACGGCAACACGCTGGCTGTCGCCCCGACCGGGTCGGGCAAGACCATCATGCTCTCGGCCGTCACCGGCCGGGTGCTGACCGAGCCCGGCGCCAAGGCCTGCATCCTCGCGCACCGCACCGAACTCACCGGACAAAACCGCGCCAAGTTCCTGCGCGTCAATCCGACGCTCACCACCTCGGTGGTCGATGCCAACGATAAATCCTGGGCAGGCAACGCCACCTTCGCCATGGTGCAGACCCTGTCGCGCAAGGCCAATCTCGAGCAGATCCCGACCCTGGATCTCTTGGTGATCGATGAGGCGCACCACGCGACCTCCCCGAGCTACCGGGCGGTGATTGAGCGCGCCCAGCAGAAGAACCCGAAGCTGCTGCTCGCGGGCCTGACCGCCACCCCCAACCGGGGTGACGGCACGGGCTTGCGCGAAGTGTTCAGCAACGTCGCTGACCAGATCACCCTGGGCGAGATGATTGCCGCCGGGCACCTGGTGCCACCGCGCACCTTCGTGCTGGACGTCGGCGCCCAGGAAGCGCTGGGCAAGGTGCGCCGCACCGCCGACGACTTCGACATGAACGAGGTGGCGAGCATCCTCAACAAGGCGGTGATCAACGAGGCCGTGGTCGCCCAGTGGAAGGAGAAGGCCGCCGGTCGCAAGACCATCGTGTTCTGCTCGACCGTCGCCCACGCCCTGGATGTCTGCGTGGCCTTCAACACCGCCGGTGTGCCAGCCGGGTTGATCCATGGCGAACTGCCCGATGCCGAGCGCAAGGCCTGCCTGGCGGCCTATGAAACTGGCGATGTGCAGGTATTGGTCAACGTCGCGGTGCTCACCGAGGGCTACGACTACACCCCCACCAGCTGCGTGGTGCTGCTGCGCCCCAGTTCCTACAAGTCCACGCTGATCCAGATGGTGGGCCGGGGGCTGCGCACGGTCGATCCGGAGGAATTCCCCGGCGTGGTCAAGACCGACTGCGTGGTGCTGGATTTCGGCACCGCCACCTTGATGCACGGTTCGCTCGAGCAGACCGCCAAGCTCGAGGGCAAGCCGGTCCGGGAGGCCCGCTTCAAGGAATGCCCTGACTGCGGTGCCGAGGTACCGGCCTCGGCCGATACCTGCGCGCTGTGCGGCTACGAGTGGCCCGAGGATGTTCCCCGCACGCCGCTGGCGAAGACGCGCACGCCGCTGGAAGACTTCGTGATGAGCGAGATCGATCTGCTCAGTCGCTCGAACTTCCTGTGGTGCGATCTCTTCGGCATGGACGACACCCTGATGGCCACGGGCTTCAACGCCTGGGGTGGTGTCTTCTACCTGGAGGGGCAGTGGTACGCCGTGGGCGGGGCCAAAGGCTATCGGCCCCACCTGTTGGCCGTGGGCGAGCGCACCGTCTGCCTGGCCCGCGCCGATGACTGGCTCAACGAACACGAGTCCGAGGATTCCGCGCACAAGAGCCGCCACTGGCTCAAGCAGCCGGCCACCGACAAGCAGCTGCAGTACCTGCCGCCCGAGATGCGCACGGACTTTGGTCTGTCGCGCTACCAGGCCTCAGTGCTGATGTCCTTCCAGTTTAACAAGCGCGCCATCCAGCGTCTGGTGATGGGGGCCGGTGCTGCCCGTGCCCAGCACGAGTTGTTTGCCGAGGAGGTCGCTTGAAATGCCTCATCTGCACACGACACGCGCGTGGCTACGGCCACAGCGACAACCGCTTCAAGCTGGGCGAGCCACGCCGCTACCCCATGGACTGGACGTTCTGCAGTCGGCGATGCCAGAACGCGTTTCACGCGCGCTACACCGCCTGGCTCAAGACCGACCCTCAGCTGGAGGACGTACTCATGATTGATCCGACCGAATTCGAGCAAGCAGCGCTGCGCCAGTGCCTGCGTTTCTTCGGCGAGGCGGCCAGAGAGATCGGCTTCGACAAACCGTTGGGCCAGTACAGCGAGGCGGAAGCCTTGGCGGTGATCGAGGCCATTGTGACGGCCTGGACCGAAGCGATGGTGGCGCACCACGAAGCGAGCAAATACCCGCCCGTGCGTGGCCTTGCGCCCTACGAGACGACAGCGGCGACACCTGCCGCAGGGAGGATGTGATGCTGGACTTCAATTCCACCACCACCTTCTCCGAGCGCTTCGAGGCCTTGATCGATGCCGGGCTGCAGGCGCGCGAGCAACAGCAGGGCAAGCGCCAGTACCTCGGGGCCTCGCGCCTTGGGGTGAGTTGCGAGCGCCAGCTGCAGTACGAGTACGCCCAGGCACCGGTCGATCCGGACAAGGGCTTCTCGGGCCGCATCTTGCGCATCTTCGAGCGCGGCCACCGCATGGAAGACGCCATGATCGGCTGGCTGCGCGCGGCCGGTTTCATTCTCAAGACCGAAGGCAAGGATGGGCAGCAGTTCGGCTTCTCGGTGGCCGATGGCAAGTTGCAGGGGCATTGCGACGGCGTGTTCGTCGGCGGCCCCGAGGGCTTTGCCTACCCGGCGCTGTGGGAGTGCAAGGCGTTGGGCAGCAAGTCCTGGACAGATCTGGCCAAGAAGGGTCTGGCCGCATCGAAACCGGTCTATGCCGCCCAGGTCGCCATCTACCAGACCTACTTGGGCCTCTTCGACAACCCGGCGATCTTCACGGCGGTGAATGCCGACTCGATGGAGATCTACACCGAGCTGGTGCCTTTCGATGCGGCGCTGGCCCAGAAGATGTCCGACCGCGCGGTGCGGGTGATCCAGGCGACCGAGGCCGGAGAGCTGCTGCCACGCAGCTTTGCGCAGGCGGATCACTTCGAGTGCCGGTTCTGCAGCTATGCCGAGCGCTGCTGGGGAGGTGTGGCATGAGCACCGCTTTCAAGCACCGCAAACCGGCCCGGGTCACCCAGACCGTGTGGGTCGAGCGCTGGGCACCGCCCAAGCCTCTGGTCGGTGTGCATCCCATCGAGAAGGTACTCAACCGCCACACATTCCTGGTGACGCCCGAGTCACGCCTGGTGGTGGCCGTGATCACCCGTGCCATCGGCGACTGCCTGTCCTTGGGCAGAAGCGTGCGGCGCGAGGCCCGGCGCTTTCTGCTCGGCGATGACCTTGGCCTGTGGTGCGACCTCGTCGGCTTGCATCCGGACTTCGTGCGCTTCATCGCCAGGAAGGCCGGCTACCTCGCCGACGAAAAGGCGCATTGGCAGAAGGTGCCGATCAAGGTGCCGGTCCTGCCCCAACCCCCTGATCCCGGCATTGCCATGAGCCACGAGACCGTGCGCAGCAGTGCCATTGGTCCCTGCGCTGCCATCCCTTTGAATACTTCTGGAGAAACGACCCATGCTTGATTTCAACGACATTCCACCCGTCGCAGGCGGTTCGGTGGACCTCAACGCCCAGCGCGATGAGCTCAAACGCGAACTGCTGGCGCGCCTGCCAGCCGTGCTGATGGCACTGTTTCCGGCCGGCAAGATCCGCGGCAACAAGTTCCTGATCGGCAACATCCAGGGCGAGCCGGGTGACAGCCTGGAAATTGCGCTCGATGGTGACAAGGCCGGGCTGTGGCATGACCACGCCACCGGCGAAGGCGGCGATGTCTTTGCCGTGATTGCCGGCCACCAAGGGCTGGACACCAAGCGCGACTTCGCCGCCGTGCTCGAAGCCGCCGCCCGGCTGGTGGGGCGGTCCCTGGTCACGCCGATGCCCACCCGCTCGGAGGTGCCCATCGATGCACTCGGGCCCCACACCGCCAAGTGGGACTACCTCAGCGCCTCTGGCGAGCTGATCGCCTGCGTCTATCGCTACGATCCCGAGCCGGGCAAGAAGGAGTTCCGCCCCTGGGATGTGCGCGCCCGCATGTGCCGTGCGCCTGATCCCCGGCCGCTCTACAACCTGCCCGATGTCGCACGCGCCGACAGCGTGATCCTGGTCGAAGGGGAGAAGTGCGCTGATGCCCTGATCCGCATGGGCATCCCCGCCACCACGGCGATGAACGGCGCCAAGGCACCCATCGACAAGACCGACTGGACCCCACTGGCGGGCAAAGCGGTGCTGATCTGGCCGGATCGCGATGCGCCGGGCTGGGACTATGCCGAAGCGGCGGCGCGGGCCTGCGTCAGTGCCGGTGCGGTGTCGGTCGCCATTCTGGTGCCGCCCACTGACCGGCCCACCGGCTGGGATGTGGCCGATGCCGTGGAGGAAGGTTTTGAGGTGCAGGCCTTCCTGAATGAGGGCGAGCGGCGCATCGTCAAGGCCGCCCCGAGCCTGTTGCCGACCTACAGCCTGGGCCATCTGCTCGATGACGATTCCCCCTTGCCACCGGATCTGATCGAGCCGCGCGTGCTCACCCCGGGCGGGATGCTGGTGTTTGGTGGTGCGCCCAAGGTGGGCAAGAGCGATTTCCTCTTGTCGTGGCTGACCCACATGGCCGGTGGTGCGGCCTTCCTCGGCATGCGTCCGAGCCGTCCGCTGCGCGTCTTCTACCTGCAGGCCGAAGTGCAGTACCACTACCTGCGCGAACGGGTGAAGGGCATTGCCCTGCCGCCCAGCCGCATCCTGGATGCACGCACGCATTTTGTCGCCACACCGCAGTTGCGACTGATCCTCAACGACGAGGGGCTCGCGCAGGTGATTCCGGCGATGGAACGCGCCTTCAATGGCTCGCCGCCGGATGTGATCGCCATCGATCCGATCCGCAACGTCTTCGACGGTGGCGAAGGCCAGGCCAGCGAGAACGACAACGCGGCGATGCTCTACTTCCTGTCGCAGCGGGTCGAGCGTCTGCGCGATGCGGTCAATCCCAATGCGGGCATCGTGCTGGTGCACCACACCAAGAAACTCGGCAAGAAGCAGTTCGAGGAAGACCCGTTTCAGGCCTTGGCCGGAGCCGGCAGCCTGCGTGGCTACTACTCGACCGGCATGTTGCTGTTCCGCCCGGACGAGACCCGCACGCCACGCGAGCTGATCTTCGAGCTCAGAAACGGCGCGGCCATCCCGCAAAAGCACATCGACAAGATCGAAGGCGAGTGGCGCGAGATCAACCCCAGCGTGCGGCTGGCGATGCAGGACTACGGCGCCAAGCTCGATGCAGAGCGCCGGCGCAAGCGCGATGTGATCCTGCAGTTGATCTTCGATGAGGCGGCGGCTGGGCGCTGCTACCTCTCCAGCCTCTTTGCCAAGACCTTTGAGAACAAAGGTGGCCTCGGTGGCGTGCGCAGCATCAGCGAGCGCATCGCGGTACTCGCGGCGCAGGGCTGCATCAAGTTCTTCCGCAACGCCCAGGACTATGGTCTGCCGCCGCCCAAGGGCAGCAAACACGGCTACCTGTGCGTTGAGGACATGCGCATCAAGCGGTCATTGGGCGAGCCCGATCCGGTCAGCGGCGAGGTCGCCGAGGCGAATCTTCTGGTGCTGCCGACCCACTACGTCTGCCCGCAGACCGGGGTGCATCTGCCGGTCGAGAACCCGAACGTGTGGGTCTATCAGGAGGACGTTCAGCCATGAAAAACCTCGTCCATCCACCCCTGAAATGCAGCCCAAAACGCTGCAAAACCTCGGAGGTTTTTTGCAAACCTTCAAACCTCCAAAACGCAACCATCAAGGAAATCAACGACTTACAGAGGATGTGCGGTAACCGTCCTCATGACCCGCAGAGGATGTGCAAAACCATGAAAACCCAACAACGACAAGGACTTACGGCATTTAAGGATGAGCACTGCAGACCCCCTATCTCTTATAGAGATAGAGAGGTAATACCCGCTGACGCGGTATTACCTCTCAGCTACTGCGTAAGGGTTGCGCGCGCCCAGGAGGTGGTGTGATGAAAAAACAGCCCCTGTGCTTCAGCACACCCCCAGGCCTGGGTGCCCGGTTCTCGCTCGAAGGCCAGTCCTATGTGCTGGTCAAGACGCAGCCCCATATCCGCCGTGACGGACAGCCCTCCGTGATCCTGACCTGGCGCAGCCAATGC